CTTGCTGAGGACAATACACTCGTCGTTCCTTAAGAAAAGGGATCGAGAGGTGTATTAGATTCATGCAAGGGGAGACGTTAAGACCAGAGCACGCTCTGGAATTACTACACGGAGGTCGATTATGCAATACACGACTCGAACCCGTTCAACTTCCGATACGCAACCGACTACCTGTGTCAGGACTCGTTATTCTTACGAGGCATCCTGGTGGCAGGGTTGGTTAGTATATCAGACGCCACAAGTGGCTCCGATGTACTTTTGCGAAAACGGAAGTTGGACAGGGACGAAAGACACTATTAGAGACAACGTCAACCCAGGATGGCGTAAAGCTATCAAGAGTGGGCGTATTGTCCTTAGTAATGTCGAGCGTGTACGCGAGTCGAGGACTTATGAACCAGCTAGTCTTACAGTTGGAGGTCCTATCGGACTCAACTATACGATTACTGGTGACTTAGGCCCTCTTCTCAACATGTTCTGTCAGCCACCACCTGTGTTCTCTGAATTAGAGATCGATTACCATCGTAACGTTGCTCTCATGAAGGCTTATGCCAGAATGAATGCACCGGACATGGTAGGGGGTGAGTACGTCAAGGAATTCTCCTCGACTGTCAGAATGTTGCGTCGACCCCTCAACAACTCGGTCCAACTTATAAAGAAGATTTATAAGGAACGGAACAAGATGTTGAGGAACATGCCCAAAACTGGCGCTAACCTTGCAAGAGCTGCTTCATCTGCTTGGTTAGAAAGTAGTTATGGGTTCCGACCTATCTTCCTCGACCTGAACAAAGCAATTAAAGATGTTGCTTACTTTGGGGTTCGACAGGAAGATAGGATTCGTGTAGCTCGTGGCTCATCCAGTGATGTAAAATTACACACTGAGAGTAGCCACGGCCACACATCGAATTACGGTTACGTAATCGATGCCGAACAGACTTCACTTGATAAAGTGAAGGCGTCCGCGGGAGTCATGTATCGCATCAAAGATGCGAACGCTCTTGAAAATTGTCAGAAATATGCTGGTTTTCGGACCAGAGATATTCCTGCCACTCTTTGGGAGTTGACTCCGTACTCGTTTGTTGTGGACTGGTTTTCCAATGTAGGTTCGATGATACAGGCACTTGTGCCTAACCCAGCAGTGGAAACTCTGGGACACTGGTCAACTACTGTTAGAAATATCGAGACGAAAGTCACCGGTACTATAACAGCTAATGACACGTGGTATTATCCTCCCGCATTGGGGACAACAGGCCCTGGTGGATCGAATACCGTAAAACGATTCGAATACACCCGGTACTGTAACCAAGCCCTCAACTACACCCCCCTGTTGCCCAGCATATCGCTGAGCACCATACAAGCGATCTCAGGCATTAGCTTACTTACTCAAGGTATCTTACGAAACCTTAAGGGGCTAAAGCACTGAGACTACTAAAAGGAGAGTAACATGAGTCTGAAAAGCCTCACACTCAAGAATGGGTTAAACGTAACCCAGGCTGGAGACATCATTACCGTCATCGAAGATGGCGTTAATGTCCCAGGCGGCCTTCACATCGTTAGTTCGGATCTCGAACCCGAAACTAACGCCCCGTACTACGCCATAACTGCGAGAAATCGCCAGGCGGTTCTGGATGCGAAGACCGGTCAGTTCGGCAAGGCAAAGAGAAGCATTTCAATTGCTTCTCCGACTCTTGTCAACGGACGTGTTGTTTTCAACACTGTTCGTTTGGAGCTGGAAGTCCACCCTGCTATGGATAACAATAACTATACGACCATGAAAGCTATGGCCGTACAGCTTCTTGCTACCACGCAGACTGACGACTTCTGGAAGCGCGGTAGTCTGTCCTAAGACAGACTTCCACCTTTCCACCTACCAGAAAAGGAGGTAGAATGAAAAAGCGTAAGCTCCAGAGTGACCTCTCTGTAGATCGAGTGATGCTTAAACTCCAAGCATCACTCATCAGAGACTTCCAAAACAACGTTAACGATCCTCAAATTGCTTCTTGTTACCGAGACATTGTTTTATCCGGTAACGCAACTGAGATCAGGCGTTGTGATCCTGCACTTGAATTTGGTACTGATGACCCTTATAGGTTTAAAATGGGTTACCAGTTACAATCCACATTCAAGCGATACAGATTTGAAAAGGATCTGTATGATGATGCTACTCTTGAACAAGAGGCTATTGCCAAATTTCAAGAGTTCCAGCAGCGTCTTAGCATGCAAGATCTCAACAGTCTTCCGGCTTCGTGCCAGATGCTGTTAGATCTTGCAGCTAAGTACGTGGCCAATTTACTTGGCCCATACTGCGAAGATGAACATCGCAGTCGTTGCAGGTTTGGGAGGAAGGCTTCGGTCGGAATACCAGCACGGAAGGCTTGTGAAGCCCAGCGCTGGGAGTTTCCAATGTCCGGTAGTCGTGCTCAAATCGATTGGTTTGACTCAGAAATGAGTCAAGTAGCATGTGTCCAAGATTATTGGACCATGCAAAATGCTAGGAATACCCAAAGAGGAACGGATATTCCACATTACCAAGAGATTGAAGCCCTGAAACTGACCTTTGTCCCGAAAACGTTTAAAGCCGTACGAACTATCATGCCTAATACAACGATAGGAGGTTATATTTCCTACGGTTTAGGTGAAATGATGCGCGTACGGTTGCTTAGAAAAGGCTTTGATATTCGTAGTCTCCAAGAGAGACACAAATACTTAGCGAGAATGGCCTCAACTCACGAACAGTGGGTTACGGCGGATCTCTCCTCGGCATCAGATAGTATATCTGTTGCTTTGGTTGAGCGACTACTTCCCAGAGATTGGTTCGAAGTCTTGAACCAAACTCGTATTGGGCAAGTTGAGCTCCCTACGCATCATCGTGTTGAAAGTAAGACTTTCTGCACCATGGGCATAGGTTACACTTTTCCTTTGCAAACGTTAGTCTTCCTGTCCTTGTTGAAGGCCTTAGAGTCAATGTTGCATGACCGACTCGATAGGCGAACAATCTCCGTCTATGGAGACGACATGATTTATCATGTTCGTATGCATAAATGGGTTGTTCATTACTTCAGCAAACTTGACTTCGTGATAAATATTGATAAAACCTTTCACGAAGGCAAGTTCAGGGAGTCCTGCGGAGGAGATTACTTCGCAGGTGTGGACGTCCGACCATTTCAACCTCGAAATGGTCAGGCCAATTTCGTAACTCCAAAGAGTTACGAGGCCATACTCTACAAGCTTGTAAATGGGCTTCTTACAAGATGGGAAGAGTATGAGATCGTTGAGACTCTACGTTTTCTGAGATCAGAGTTAGTAATGGTTACAGGCAAGATAAAACTTGTCCCGTCCCATTACCCTGATGACTCAGGCGTGCAGTCTGACACCTTTAGGGGTCCTGAATGGATTCCCGAATCTGAGAAAGCTAAACCAAAGCATTTGGGTAGTGGTCTCTTTCGATTCTCATATCTTCGTTTCAAAACGAAGCTAGAGGAGGAAAGACGCCATGAGCCTTATCTTTGGAGAGCTCTCAGTGGACGAGATGTTGAAGTTGATTACTCATCTTCTTCAAGTTCTCGCCGAAGGCATCACGTATTTCTTCAGTTGATCATTGAATTGATCTGCCGAACAAATACACCCGAACCTATCTTAATTGATAAGAAGGTTCACGATCAATCATGCCAAACGAAACGGCATGATGCCAATTGTGGCCGTAGAGTATCTTGTGTGACGATCAGCCACACAGGACACTA